TGGTCCTGGTCTTTCCGCACCCTGAGATCGCAGACGCTTTCGCCGTCTTTGGCAAGTACTACCTGCCTGAGGACACGGTCAGCGCCGCAGGGAACAGTCAGTACGAAGGCTGGATGCGCACCGGTCGTCTGACCGTGACGCCAGGCAATGTGATCGATTTCGGCTGGATCGAGGCAGACCTCCTGGAGATGGGCTCACGCTTTGAGGTGCAGGCGGTGGCTTTCGATCCCTTTCAGGCCACCCAACTCTCGACCCGAATGCTGGCCGAGGGTCTGCCCATGATCGAGGTACGGCCCACGGTGCTGAATTTCAGTGAGCCGATGAAGACGCTCGAAGCCCTGGTGCTTCAGAAGAAGCTCGCCCATGACGGCGACCCGGTGCTGACCTGGATGGCCAGTAACGTGGTTGCACACCTGGACATCAAAGACAACATTTACCCACGCAAGGAGCGAGCAGAGAACAAGATCGACGGCATCGTGGCACTGATCATGGCGATCTCTCGGGCGATCAAGCCCGGGGAGAACGTGGTGCTGGGATCCGACTACGAATTGATGCTGCTCTGAATCGATGGGACTGCTGAGCTTCTTTGACCGATTTCGGGCATCCACAGACGATCGTTCGCCATGGGGAGACTTCTGGTTCGAGCCGGTATCCACCCGCTCGGCAAGCGGACTTCGGGTGTCGCCCGACGCAGCGCTGCGGCTGTCCGCGGTCTACGCCTGCGTGCGCATTCTCTCGGAGACGATGGCATCGCTGCCCCTGGTGCTCTACCGTAATCGCGCCGATGGCAGCAAGGACCGGGTGACCGACCACTGGCTCTACCCGTTGCTGTTCCGCCGGCCGAACCGGTTTCAGAACCCGTTCGAGTGGCGGGAGATGCTGCAGGGCCATTTGGCGCTCAGGGGCAACGCCTACAACCAGATCGTCACCAACCCGCGCGGGGAGATCATCGAACTCATCCCCATTCACCCCGATCGGATCCGGATCGAACTGCTGCGCTCGGGCGAGTTCCGCTACCGGGTGACCGATCGGTTCGGCGAGGAGTCCATCCTTGCACGCGGCGACGTCTGGCACCTGCGCGGCCTGTCCTCGGACGGACTGCTGGGTATGAGCCCGATCGATCTGGCCCGCGAGAGCCTGGGGATGGCACTGGCCGCGCAGGACTACGGGGCGCGCTTCTTTGCCAACGATGCCAAACCCACAGGCGGGTGGATCGAGTTTCCGGGGTCGTTCAAGGATCCGGAAGCCAAGAAAGTCTTTCGCGAGTCCTACCAAGCGGCGCAGTCAGGCGCCAACCGGGGCAAGGTGCTGGTGCTGGAGAACGGCATGAAGTTTCACGAGGTGGGCGTGACCAACAAGGACGCCCAGTTCCTGGAGCTGCGCAAGTTTCAGATCACGGACATCGCACGGCTCTTTCGGGTGCCCCCGCACATGATTGCCGACCTGGACCGAGCTACCTTTTCGAACATCGAGCAGCAGTCGCTCGAGTTCGTGATGCACACCATGACGCCATGGGCTGAGCGCTGGGAGGCGTCGATCGAGTCAGAGCTCCTGCTCGATGGTGACGACCTGGAGATCGAGTTCGACTTTTCCAATCTGATGCGCGGGGATGCGGCTAGCCGCTCGGCCTACTACCAAAGCGGTATCCAGAACGGCTGGCTTACGCGCAACGAGGCTCGCATTGCCGAGAACCTGAACCCGATCGACGGGCTCGACGAGCCTCTGCGCCCCTTGAACATGGTCGAAGAAAGCGACGCGGAGGACCTGACTGCTGACGCCGAGGCCCAGGAAGCTCCGGCCCAGGAGGCCAGCGAGCCGCCTGACGACGAAACGGCCGCGCGGCTGCAAGCTTTGATTACCTCCACCGCCGAACGCTGGGCCCGGCGCATCAGTCGGGCTGGTCGCATCGAGGAGAAGGATGTGGACCTGATCGCCGAGGCGTTTGCCGTACCGCCAGAGCGGGTCGCAGCCTGGGCCGCTGGCAGCAAGGACGCGGAACTGACCGAAGTCGGTCTGTGCCAATCACTCACGCAATTGGGAATGAACACCGAGGGAATGAATCCATGAACCACCAACTGCTGGTCGCCGAGTTTCTGGCGACCCCGTGGGCACTGATGCCCGAAAGACTCCATGCGCTCGCCTCGGTCGTGATGCGCTGGTCGGCCGGCATTGCCGCCGACACGGACAACATGGTCCGCATCCAGGCCGACCGGGTGATCCGCGAGACCCGGCGACAGGCCTCGGCCGCGCAGTCCTCGGGCGGGATCGCCGTCCTGCCGCTCTACGGCATCGTGACCCAACGCGGAAACATGGTCGATGACGTGTCAGGCCCCGGCACTACCAGCACCCAGCAGTTCTCTGCAGCGCTGCGTCAGTTGCTTGCCGATGACACGGTGGGCCAAATCCTGATCGATATCGACAGCCCCGGTGGCTCGGTCTACGGCGTGGCCGAACTGGCCGACGAGATCCAGAGCGCCCGGGCGCAGAAGCCCGTCGTGGCAGTGGCCAATTCTCTAGCGGCGTCCGCTGCCTACTGGATCGGATGCTCGGCCTCCGAGCTCTACGTCACACCCGGTGGCGAGGTCGGCTCGATCGGTGTCTGGCAAGCCCACCAGGACTACAGCCGCGCCCTCGAGGACGCTGGCGTCAAGACTACGCTGATCTCGGCCGGCAAATACAAGGTCGAAGGTAATCCCTATAGCCCCTTGGACGATGAGGCGCAGTCCTTCATGCAGTCCAGGGTCGATGACTACTACGCGGCCTTCACCAAGGCCGTGGCCCGGGGTCGAGGTGTGCCCATCTCGCAGGTGCGCGATGGCATGGGTCAGGGTCGGGTGCTGGGCGCGGACGCAGCGCTGGCGCAAAACATGGTCGACGGCGTTGCGACGTTCGATGAAGTCATCAAGAAGATGCGCCGCGCGTCCAAGCAACCTGCACCGTCTGGTGCATCCCGATTGAAGCAGGCGCGCGACGCACTCGCGCTCCTTTAACTGCAACCCGGCGCGGCTCCATCGATCCGCACCATTCTTAAAGCGACCCGAAGGTCGTCATCCGTTTTGTTCCATCCCAGCCGCCACACCGAAGGGTGCCGGGCGGCATTTTTATTTCTGGAGAACCCAAATGAGTAAGCAACTCCGTGAACTGCAGGCCCGCAAAGCTGGCCTTATCAAGGAAGCCCGTGCCTTGACCGATCGCGCTGCGGCCGATAACCGCGACATGAACGACGAGGAAAGCACCGCGTTTGACGCGATCAAGGCTCGGATTGATGCGGCCTCTTGTGCCATTGATCGTGAATCATCTCTTATTGCTGAGGAGGCGCAAATGGCGATGACCATTGATGCACCTGCTGGCAGCTACATCACTGTCACCGATAACCGTGAGGCTGATCCGAAACACGGATTCAAGAGCGTGGGGGAATTCATGCAAGCCGTCTTCCAGGCAGAAAAGCCTGGCAAGTCGGTTGATGATCGACTTTTGATTGGCGGAGGCCGTGGCGCTGCAGCCCCCAGCACCTACGGTAACGAAGGGTCTGGTCAGGACGGTGGCTTCCTGGTGCCGCCGGAGTTCTCGCAGCAGATCTTCCGTCTGTCCTTGGGCGAGGACTCCCTGCTGCCGCTGACCGACAACGTGGAGATCAGTGGCAATAGCATGGCCTTTCCCAAGGACGAAACCACGCCATGGGGGACCAATGGCATCCGCGCCTATTGGCAAGGCGAGGCGGCTTCGGCAGTCGCCACCAAGCCCGTTCTGGGTCTGTCGACCTTGCGGCTCAAAAAGCTCATGGCTCTGGTGCCCACAACCGACGAGTTGCTGGATGACGCCAACGCTCTCACGAGCTACCTGCCCGAAAAGGTAGCTGACTCGATTCGCTGGAAGACCAACGAGTCCATCCTCTTTGGTGCGGGCAACGGAGTGCCGATTGGAGCCTTGACCGCAGGGGCTACGGTCACCGTGGCTAAGGAAAGTGGCCAGGCGACGCAGACGCTGCTGCCGCAGAACCTGGCCAAGATGATCTCGCGCCTGCCCACCGGTAGCTTTGCCAAGTCGGTTTGGATCATCAACAACGATGTCCTGCCTGCACTGTTCACCCTGACGTTGGGCAACTACCCGATCTATCTGCCCAACGGTTTGTCGGTTGGAGGCATTCAGGTCTCGCCCTACGGTTCCTTGCTGGGGCGTCCGGTGTTTGTTTCCCAGCACGCCAACTCGTTCTCGGGTCAAGGCGATGTGCTTCTGGTGGACCTGTCTTACTACCAGACGATCACCAAGGCGGGTGGCCTGCAGACGGCAACGTCGATGCACCTCTACTTCGACGCCGATCTGACTGCCTTCCGGACCACCTTCCGTATGGATGGCCAATCCAAGGTTTCCGCACCGATCGCGCCTGCCAAGGGCAGCGCCTCGATGTCCCCGTTCATTCAACTGGGCGCGCGCTGATCGCCCAAACTCTTAAGGAGAACTCTCATGTTTCCCAATGCAAAGGGCAGTGAACTGCTTGCCATCCTGGCAACTTTGGACCCCTCAAGCCAGGCCGCTGGCGCCACCACCACGGGTTGGATTTCGGTTGCCAACCACCACGGTTTTCTGGCCATCATCCAGACCGGCGTGCTCGGCACAGGTGCCACGGTCGACGCCAAGCTCCAGCAGGCCCAGGACTCAACGGGCACGGGTGCCAAGGACATCTCCGGCAAGGCGATCACCCAGATCGTCAAGGCCACCGGGGATAACAAACAGGCGCTCATCAACGTCAAGCCTGAGGACCTGGATACGGTCAATGGCTTCGGTTTTGTTCGCCTGTCTGTAACGGTCGGCGTAGCCGCAAGCCAGACTGCGGCGCAGGTCTTGGGCGTCAACCCGCGCGAGATGCCTGCAAGTATTGCCAACCAGGCTGCTGTCGTCCAGGTCGTCTGATGCCACTTCAACTCGTCACACCACCCGCCGAGGAGCCGGTTTCGCTCATCGAGGCCAAGCTCCATCTGCGGGTGGATTTTGACGAGGACGACACGTTGATCGCGTCGCTCATCGCGGCCGCTCGACAAGGCGCCGAGACCTTGACTGGCAGACAACTCATCACCGCACGCTGGAAGCAAGTGCTCGACTGCTTCCCGGGTCCGTCGTTGATGGGAGTTCCAGCCGGGCAGGCGTTCTCGCTGCCTGGCCACGCCATTCTTTTACCGAAAGCACCCGTGCAGTCGGTGGTCTCTATCGATTACCTTGACATGGGGGCAACGAGCCAGACCATGCCCGCTTCAAGCTACACCGTCGATAACGCATGCGAGCCCGCGCGGATCACGCCTGTGTTTGGTCAGATCTGGCCAATTTGCCTACCGCAGATCGGTGCAGTCTCGGTGACATTCGATGCCGGGTACGGCACGGCGGCTCAGGTTCCAGAGGGTATCAAAAGCTGGATCAAGCTGCGTGTGGGAAGCCTCTATGCGCACCGCGAGGAAGTCGCGCTGCTCAATCGCGGCTCAATCGAGTCCTTGCCCTTTGTGGACGGTCTGCTCGATCCCTTCAGGATGACCTTGGCATGACTGGGCTGCGTGCCGGTCAGCTGGCGCGGCGTCTGCGCTTGCAGAGCCGCTCGGTATCCCAGGACAGTTTTGGCGGGCAGAACCTCGCCTGGGTCGATGTGGCAACCGTCTGGGCGGAGATCCGCCCGATCACAGGCCGTGAGTTGGAAAACGCACGTCGAATTGCCAGCGAGGTGTCACACCAGATCCTGGTGCGCTACCAGCCGCTGCTGGCCGATTCGAAAGTGGTAGCCGGCTATCGCGCGCTCTACAAGGGGCGCATCTTCAACATCCACGCAAGCATGAACGAGGACGAGCGCAATACCGTTCTCACCTTGCTGGCATCCGAGGGCATGGATGATGGCTAACACTTCCGAAATACGTATCGAGGGGCTCGAAGAACTCGCCCGTGCCCTCAAGGAGTTGCCCAAGCGCGTTGCCCGCAATGGGCTTCGTGCATCGGTCTATGCAGGAGCGAAGGTGATCCGCGATGAAGCTCGTCTGAAGGCACCGGTGGCCACCCAAGTCTTTGGCCCCAACCAACAGCCCCCTGGCACGCTCAAGCGCGCCATCATCATGAAGCAGATTTCAGAAAAGTCCGATGCGCAAAAGCAGGTCTTTTACGTGGCGGTTCGGCGCGGTAAGCAATACCGCAATCAGGGCAAGAAGGGCACCCTTTCGCAGGACGCCTACTACGCGCACTTCGTTGAGTTTGGCACCGTGAAGATGTCGGCGCGCCCCTTCATGCGCCCGGCTTTTGAGGGCAAGAAGGGCGATGCAGTCGAAGCCATCCGTACACGCCTGGCCGAGCGGGTCGAAGCCGCCGCGCAGGATCTGAGCAAGTGATCCAGGAGCAGTTGTTCACGGCCCTCTCGACAGTGGCCGGGGGACGGGTATTTCCGAACGTGGCGCCCAACAACGTCACCAGGCCCTATGTGGTCTACGCCCGGGTGGCGAGCACTCCAGAAAACACACTTGCTGACGGGGCGCCAGTGGAGAACACGCGCTTTCAGATCGATTGCTTCGATGCGACCTATGCCGCCGCTGTGGCGCTGGCCGAGGCAGTCAAGACCGCCATGAAGGCTTCCAGCCTGACCAATTTGCTCCTTCTGGAGCAAGACCAGTTCGAGCCCGATGCGCTCTTGCACCGGGTGATTCTCGATTTTTCAGTTTGGCACTACTGATTCGATTTTTTTGACAGGAGAACCCTATGCCCAGCACCGCCATCTCAGCCCAAGGCACAACCTTCAGCATCGGATCAACCACCGGGTCCGCACTCACCATCTCAGCGGTCACGCTCACCAACCCTTGCCGCATCACGCTTTCGGCCGTCACGGGTCTGAGCAAAGGAGATGTGATCACGATTGCCGGGGTGGTGGGTACGACCCAACTGAACGGCAACAGCTATGTGATTCAGTACATCGAGACTGCGACCAAGATCGTGACACTGGCCAACGTCGATGCCACTGGCTTTGCAGCCTACACCAGCGGTGGCACTGCCACGCCTGTTCAGTGGACCAAGGTCGGCAACGTGCGCAGCTACAACGGCTTTGACGGCTCCGCTTCGGAGATTGACCGCACCAACTTCGACTCGACCGCCAAAGAGTTCATCTTGGGTCTGGTCGATCCAGGGCATTTCGGTGTCGAGGTGGACCAAGACAACTCCGACGCCGGCCAGATCGCGCTCATGACCGCCATGGCAACGGGGCTGATCAGGAACTTCAAGCTGCAACTGCCCAACGGCAATACCGCCACCTTCACCGCCTATGTGAAGAAGTTCAGCAGCCAAGGCGCCGTCGACCAGGCTATCCGCCGCTCGGCTGATCTGCGCATCTCTGGCGCTGTGACCTGGGCTTGATAGCCAGAAACATTTCAAGGAGCACATTGATGACATTACTTACCAAGTCGGCCATCCTCGCGGCCAACGATCTCAAAACCCAGGATGTGGAGGTTCCCGAATGGGGAGGGGCCGTGCGGGTGCGTGCCTTCACCGGCCGTGAGCGCGATGCCTTCGAGGCCAGTATGGTCAGAGGCGATGGCAAAGACCGCAAGGTAGATTTGACCAATATGCGCGCCCGCCTGGTTGCTCTGTCCGTGGTGGATGAGGCTGGACAGCGCGTGTTTACGGACGACGAAGTCGACCTCTTGGGCGCCAAGTCCGGCGCTGCCCTGGACCGCGTGTTTGCGGCGGCACAGGAACTCAACGGTCTGTCGGGAGCCGACGTTGAGGCCCTCACAAAAAACTCCAGCGCCGCCCCGAGCGGCGGCTCTACTTCCGACTTGCCCTTGCCCTCGGATACGCCCATCCAGACCATCTCCTTGCCGAACTGACGAGCCGCCAGATCGCTGAATGGCTTGCCTTCGTGAGCCTGGAAGGGTTGCCCGATGTGCGCTTTGACTTTGCGTTTGGCCAAGTCTGCGCCCTGATTGCCAACATCAACCGGCGTGACGACAGTCGGACCTGGAGTCCTGAGGATTTCTTTCCGATGCTGCGAGCCCCAGAGCTTGAACAGGAGCCAGTGGCCAACCCTCCCCCGGATCCTGAACAGCACAGCCACCTGATTTCAGCCCTTCTCAGTCGCGCAACTCCCAAACCATAACTCCATCCCGCACATGGCCAACCTTGCCAGCCTCGTGGTCAGCCTCGAGGCCAACATTGCCCGCTTCGAATCGGACCTGACCAAGGCCGAGCAGGTCACGCGCCGGGCCATG